AAATCTTTTTTAGTAAATGCTTCACCTAATATGTCTTTTACCGTTCTAAGTGGTAGATTCATTTTTTTAGCAATCTCTTTTGCTGTAGCACCATCTTGTTGCATAGAATAAATATCTTTCATTCTACCTTCGTTAGCTTGCATTTCTTCTAATGCTTCTCTCATTGTTTTTCTATATCTACTCATTGTTCCCCTCTTTAAATCTACCTTTTTTGTTAACCATGCCTGTTGGGTCTTTAATCTTTATGTCTTCATAAACATCTTCAAATGTTTTAGGTCTAGGTGGTATCTCTTTTGCCTCTAAACCATATGAATTGTTTTTAAAGTCTTTAAATTTCATTAGTCTAAATCTGATACTTTATCACTAGCTGTCCACATTCTACAAGACCAATATCTCGCTGTTGTCTTGTCTTTAGCTGTGTCGCACTTATGCCTTGCTCTAAAGTTTCTTCTCCTCTCTGGGTCATCTCTCTTGATACTCAACCCTGTTGTATCACCAAAAGACACCTTGATTACATTACCCTTTTTATTCTTGACATATACATAAAACTTCTTACTACCACCTCTAATTGGGTCATTAAGTTTTACTTTCTTACCTTGGTATTCTGCCTCAGTAATTTCAAGTTCTTCTTCAAGATGTGAATATTTATCCTCCTCGGATACTTCAGCCAAGTATTCTGTAAAGTTTTTCATTGACCTTTTCTTTCTAATTTCAGGTGTAACATCTTTACTATCAACTGGTTTTTCAACAGGTGTTTCACCTGGTGTCATATCTTTACAATGATTAGCATAGTCTTGACCTATCTCATATGCTTCATCTAAATTTGACCTATCATGCCATTCATAAGAAATACTGTCTTTTGTAATTGGTCCACCTTTTGCCCATGTATTACAAGACCTTCTACTATGACATTTAAAGTGGTGCATCCAACAATAACCTAGTTCACCTTCACCATCACTTGCAACACCTGGCATACACTCTTTTATTCTAGGTGAAATGTCAAATGCGATACAGTTTGCACATAAAGACATCTTAGCTGCTTCAACAGATGTATCCCATTGTTTCGCAATCTTATCCCAATAATCACCAGGTTTATCTACATTTAAAGGACCGTAGTTATGTTTTTGTGTTGTTAAATCTCTATTCTTTGTATTTAAATCTACATCTTTTACAGCTGGTGGACAATCATGTGTTGCCTCTTTTATAGCGGCGAAATAACCTTTTGATTTTCCAGTACCAGTTACTACTTTACCACCAATCTCTTTTGCCTTTTTCTCAGCGTCTTTTTTGGTGCTAAACATATGAAACTCTTTTGCCTTTTCATCTAAATCTAATATTGCCTCTGCTTCTTCTGGTACACAATTAGGCACCATTTTTTTACCTTTCTTCTTCATACCCACTTGCTTATATCCAGACCAACAAGCGTCATTTAAATCTTTTTTAAGTTCACCAAACATCTTTTTATATTTTTGTGTGTGTTTAGATGGTTTAGTTTTACCTGTTTCATCGCCTGGTGCTTTCTTATAACTATCAGGTGATGTATCTGTTGTATCTTGTTTTCTAAAAAAGTCTGCTCTTTTTTTCTTAGTATCTTTTTTAAGGTCTTTGTAATACTTTTTTGGTTGAGTACCAGGTTCTTTTTTTACATCCTTATCTTGTGGTTGTTTTCTTTCGTTAACTGCCTCAAAACCATAGTCAACATTTAAGTCATACTCTCTCATTTCTACCTCTCTGTTTCCTGATTCAGGTATACAATCCCAAATCCAGCATTTGTGTAAATTATTATTGTTGTCTTCTATGACAATATAATTTGTGCCTCTTCTTTTTACCTCACCATTAATATCTTCAACAACATAATTTACTCTGTCACCTACATTGAATATCATTTCTCTAATATATAAATCTCTTATTTGTTTTTGTTCAAATTCTTCTAAACTAGCCACAGGTTTAAATTCATAACCTACATGATGACCAACACTACCCACACCAGCAGCTAAACTTACTTTCATACCTTTTGCAACTGCTTTGTATAAAGGTATACTATCACCAAAACTTGTAGGTAAACCTTTTTTAAAACTTGTAAAATCTTTACTAGATACAGCAGCTCTCATTTTACTTGCACTCATACCTGTAGCACCTTCGGCGTCTGGGTCTCTTTCACCTGCACTTGTTATTTTTATACTATCAAAATTATAATATCCATGTCTAGATTTTACATCATTATATTTTTTTAGTATTGTATCAAATTCTCTAACTCTATCACTACCTGCAACAAAATTTATATTTTTATAACCTTGTTGATATAAACTAGTAGCAATATCTAATATCATATTGGTAGTGTTTATCTTAAACATATTACTATATCTTGGAAACATTTTTTTCATAAATCTAAGTTTCTCATTTGGTGGTAATGGATTACTTTTAGGGTCATTACTTCTACTTAAATATACTAAATGTTTATTTGCTGGTTGTGATACAACTTTTTGAATTAATTTTTGATGACCTATTGTTGGTGGATTAAATCTACCAAAAGCAAATGCAACAGTTTTACCTACAGCTTCGTGTATTTGTAAATCTTTAATTTCATCATCTGTTATTTTATCATCTTCTAAAATATCTTTTAGTTTTTTATAAAACTTCATATAGTGATATTTTTCTAACATCTTGTAGATGATATTTTTTGGTAATTTATTATGAATACCATATTCTCTAATTTCATCAGGTGTCATATCTCTACTAAAGATATCTCTCCTGTCTTGTACTAAAACATCACCAATGTCTTTTAATGCTCTTACGCTGTCTTCTATTTCATCTAACTTGATGTTTACTCTATCTTGTAAATTTAGTACATCATTAGGCGTTAATTCTTTTAGTTCTTCGTAATCTACTAAATCTCTTTTTAGTTCACCTTTTATAATATCAATTTCTTGTACTTTCTTTTGAAAATCTTTTTCATATTTTTTAGGGTCAAAATCTTGTGGTACAGGTCTTCTGATAAATTTATTTTTATCAATGTCAAAGACACCATCAGCTTTTATTTTATTTGCTCTTTCTAATTTAGGGTCTGTAAGAATAAAATAATTTATTGGGTGTTGTGTGCCTGGTACAAGTCTACCATTTATGCCTTTTAATTGTTTTGAAAACTCTAATCTTTTTTCTTCTTGTTCACTTTCTGGTACATCAAATAAAACATTGATATCTAAGTCAGCGTCATTACGATATCTCTTTGTAAGTATAGAACCAATTAAACTATATCTAACAACAGGTGCTAATCTTTCAAAATCTTTTAACTGGTCTTTTATCATATCTAAGACCACAGGTTTTAATTTTGGATTATCTGTATCAGCGTCATCAAAAACACCAGGCGCATAGATACGCCTTGGTATGTCTATGATACTTTCTTTAATGTCATCTTTAAATAAGTTTTCTAAAAATTTAAACATTATCTTTTCTTACCTCTTAACTGCATATCTATCCAAGATTTTGCTATCCAACTTTTTGGTGGTGTATTATAAGTTCTTCTTACAATTGCAGCTGCCTTATTTAATGTTGTTGTAACTAACTCTTGTTCACTACTATTATTATCTATGATGTAAAAATTACCAGGTGTAAACATTTTATGTAATACACCCATTTTACTTTGTATTTCTTTGTGTGATTTTCTTGTAATAAATTCAGGTACACTTCTCTCTCTTTTTGCATTTCTATCAGGTGCTACTTCTAATGATGTATTTACAAATATCATATAAGTATCATACCCTAATATTTTAAATAGTTTTTGTAGTCTACCTATTTTTGTTACATCTCTTGCTGTGCTGTCAATAATTACACCTAATCTGCCTTTTAAATATAAATCTAGTCTAGCTTGTGTTTTAATTTTTGCTCTATCTCTTAGAGGGTCTCTTAAAGACTTTTCACTATCAGGCATTTTTGCCGACAGACCAGCGTCTTTTAAATATTTTTCTAACAGTTTATCTGAATCTACAAGTTTTAAACCTGTGCCTGCAAAAGCAGATTTTGTTACAAATGATTTACCTGAACCAGGTCCACCTGCAAGAAAATATGCCTTGAATATACCAGGGTCGTAAACACCCTCTTTGATTAAAAATTGTTTGTAGTTAAAAGTTTTCATCAGCTGCCTCTAATCTATCTATAATATCGGCGGCTATGTCTTCTATTGGTTCTCCGCCTTTTACATTTATGGTAATCATATCATTCATATAATGTTTAATTACAGGTTCAGTTTCTCTCTTATAAACTGCAATTCTATTTTTTATAATTTCTGGTTTATCATCAGCACGACCTCTAGAAGTTAATCTTCTTATAACTTCATCCTCTGCCACATCTAAAAATACAACATGGTCATAACCGATATCTCTTGTTTCCATCTCTCTTACTTGTTGCATACTTCTAGGAAAACCATCTAATACATACCCTCTTTTTGTATCTTTTCTTTGTAGTCTTGCCTCCAAAGTATCTAAAACTATTTTAGTGTCTACATAATCTCCTTTATCTAAAGCACTTTTAACTCTACGACCAATAGGTGTATCTTGTTTTGCCAAATCTCTCATCATATCACCTGTATATACATGAGGTATTTGAAAATGCTTTGTTATAAATTTTGAATAAGTAGATTTACCAGAACCAGGTCCACCTAACATAATCACCCTCATCATAGGGTCTTCCTGTTCTTGTAAATTTACTTTAAATTCTTCAAACGATATCATACACACCCTGTTGGTTTAGGTAGACCACCATACTTTGCAATTTTTTTCATAGGTCCAGATTTAAAGACATCATAAAGTTTACTTGCCTTTCTATCCATACCAAACTCTTTTGCAAATATTCTAACTGCTGGTACTGTACCTGTTTCGTTATACATTTCTCTTGCCTTGTCTATATAAGTTTTGATTTCTTCTGTAATCTCAAAATCATCTTCTGTGGCCATTTGATTCATAACTTCTTCTGACCAATCGTTTGTATTTACTAAAAAACCGTCACCATCTCTGTTTAGTTCCATAATATTTTCACCCCCAATTTTTGTCCATTGTAAAGTTCGCTCTGCTAAACTCCAATCGGTCTACAAGTTTAACTGCACCTGCCACTCTATCTACTGCGACAAAACCCTCAGGCGCTGTTACTCTATACCCATTTGGTGTTTTGAGAAAGTGTCCTATACTTTGGACTTGATTTAACTTACTAATTAAAAAATCTTTTGCACTCATTAAACTTTTATGACTTGCAATTGCAAAATATAATGCTGATTGATTTCTATCAATAAATGCAAGACCATCTTTTTTTGCTTGAATATATTTTTCTTGACCAGCAGGAGTTTTTCTTGCTGATATTTCTGCATTAATAAAACTAATATAGTAATCTCTAAATTGTTTTTGCATATCTTTTACACGACCAAAACCACTACCACTATTTCTGACTACTTGATTAAAATATGCTTTTAATCTAAACGATACAGCTACAGGGTCATTTGAATAACTTGATAGTAAATCTAAAATAGGTCCTGCTTTTTTTAATGAACCCTCTGCCATTCTAATAAGTGAATCAAATTTAGCTAATTCACTTGATGTAAATTTAGACATACCAGATGTATCTTTATAACCAGCAGAAGCTAGAAAAACATTTCTACCACCGCCACCTGTAACAGTACCAAAACCTGCTCTTAAATCTTGCATAGTTTTGCCTGTGTATTTTGTGTGAAAGACTATACCTAATCTTGCACTTTTAATTTTTCTACCAATACCTGAATTTGAAGGTACTGCATATGTAATTGTATTAGGTGTAAATGTAATCATAGATTCACCATCTATACTATCAGTTTTTAAATCACCTGATGTAAATAGTAAATCGCCTTGATATACACCGTTACTTACAACTCTTTTTAAATTCTGTAAACATACAGTTAGTTTGTCTGCTAAAACACCACTATGATTTCTATTGATGTCTGAAACTGTATAATTAATTTTTGGATTTTTATTGAAGACTGATTTTGTGCCGACAAAGAATTTACCATTTTCTGGATTAATACCACAGATAACAGCAGGTGCTCCGTCCCATTTGACAGTCATATTGACTTTCTTGCCAGATTGACCGGCAAGCATATTGCGAATTGCTTTTAAGAAGTTAACTGCATTTACACCACCTTTAGAACCTTCATCTATAATCTGGTCCTCTAAGTGTTCTAAATGCTTATTCTTTTTTTGAGTTTGAAACCCTTTAAAACTAAACACTTTCTCTCCAATGTATCCATTAACCAATAATCTTTCCATTAATATAATTCTCACACCGACAATACTATTTATAAACCAGGATACTACAAAAATGCGAAAATGTCAAGCCACCAAAGAAAAGGGGCGATAAATGTCGCCCCAATTCCAATACTAATTTGTATTTTTTAACTATTTTTTAGCTGAACGGAGACCTAAGTCTACATTTCCAGCGTCTGCAAGTATATCTCCAACGAAAGGTGTTCCTTCATACCCAACTTCTTTGTTGATTCTTCTTGCAATTGCTTGCTCTTCTTCTGTAGCAAAATGCTCATCCCAAGCAGCCAATCTTTTTCTCATATACCAATGCCAAATTGGTGGTACTAATGCGATAAAGAATACCACAAAGTAGCCCCATCCTGTGTTTGGACATCCGACATTTTCAAGTTCCCAAAAGTGAGTTTCTCCTCTGTCGTGATGGTCTGCTTGTCTGCCGATTTCAATGAAGAACCAAGCTGTGAAAGCAGTTGAGTTATCCCAATTGTGTCTGTAGTCAATTGGTTGGTCTTTTACACGGATAAGTCCGTAGTGTTCTAGATAGTTAAGTGCTTCTAGCTCAAAGTTTGAGATACCCCAAATTGTTGCTAAACAAGCCATACCTAT